CCCTATCAAGTGCAAGCCTTCCTTCCAGTGCCAGAACTCTTCTTTCTGCAAGATCATCTTCGGCTGCCTTACGTTCCCTTTCTTCAGCTTCTATAATGTCTTGCCTGTATTGTTCTTTTCCAGCCATAAGGCTCTGCTGGAACTTGCTCATACCTGGACCCCATCCATCAGGATTGGTCATCAATTCTGAACCAAACTGCGTCATACCACCAAACAATGCCTGATTTCTTGGATCACTCAAATCACTTAAAAGTTTAACAGGTGCTTCAGCATTAATTGAAGGATCAGGTAGACTTTGATCTCGTCTACCCTCAAAATGAGCTTCCCTGGTAAGAGAATTCATAGGATCAGGCACATTAAGGGATGACAAGTCTAACCCTTCTGTAGTAGGGGCAGCATTTTGTAATAACCCTGTAGGGCCAGGAATAGGAGGCCGTGGAATATCACTAACATCGAATCGTGATTCTGGTGGAAGTCCTATTTCTAAGAATTCACTAACATCTATCTCAGGTGGATCTACCATAGGTGGGTCAGATAGTCCTTTAAAACCAACCCCCTTATTACGATCATTAAAAGCCGTAACCCGACTATTAGGATAGTTTCGTCTTAAATATCCAAGACTAGCGTCTAATACAGGATTGCGAGCCATTAACCTGTTGGCTCCCCTGTTGGGCCACCCAATAAGCGATCTATAAATGGTATACCACCGAGTTGTCCGAGTAGACCAGCCCCTGCTAATGCACCGCCAAATATTTTCTGACCAGTCCCTGGCTGGCGTGTAAATTGGTCTTCTCCGACTGTACCTCTCATACCATAGAGATTAGCCAATTCCTTTAGTCTAGCTAATTTTTCAGCTTCATATAGACCTCCGTATGTCTGATCGACTTCGGCCTGACCCAAAGCTGCTCTAATTCTATTCTCGGCAAGTCGCTGATTTTCCTCGGCATCAATGAGATTTTGTGCTCTCTGATGCTCTCCTAACGCCTGTGCTTCCCGTACTTGAGACCTACCACCAAATTCATCACCACTTTCTGAACCAATTACAGCTAAGTTTTCCCTAAATCGTTGATCTTGCATAGCATGGCGAGCATCTTTTGCTGCTTCAGCATCTAAATTTTGAATCTCTTCAAGTGTTCTAACAGCCGTTGGAGTAACTGGCCCAGCCCCTCCAGTCAGCCCAAGATTAGGATCGGTCTGCTGAGTGCCACCCCCTGGTGAGTACCCTCCAGACACATCCTCGTAACCATGTCCATAAAATGGTCTATTTCCAACATTCATAAATTCATTACGATTTCCAGTTTGATCCGAAAATTCCCCTGATTCTACATTACTACCTGGATTATAAGTCGGACCATAACTGCTTAGATTTGGAGTTACATTTGGGGTACTATAGCTAGGACCAAATCGATTGGCTAAATAGGTACTAGTATTGCCCGATTGCTGAAGATTTTTCAATCCCAAATTGTAAAGTTCTTCTTCTCTTGCCAACGTAGTTGGATCAGCCCTAGTAAAACCTTGTTTTTGGAATGAAGGATCGCCTTGGCCCATTTTATTTCTCTAGCTCCTTTACTAATACTGTACGTTTATGTTCAAATCCGTGAGGTTGGAGTACTCGCTCCCAACCTTTACGACCTTCCACTTCGATTGCGTCACATTCAAGTCTGTCTGCCTCTCTAACGGCACACTCCAAAACGGGTGTAAGATCTGACTTGAGTGTTCCACCAGCAAGCCATATTCGTAGCACCTTCTTATTCGGATACTCATGGAAGAAAAAGATAGCTCCCCCTTCCTCGACTGGCTCAAAATGGGCATCTCCATTTACGACATACTCATGGACATCGTCGATGGAATATGCTCCACCACTCTTTTGCAGTGCCAATTCAATATAGGCTGATCTATCATCCCAATCCTCTTGAAAGGTCATATAGTTGTCTCTGTTGTTCCCAGAGTTCCTGTATCGCTAACAGTCACAATCCACCGCTTCCCGTTGGAACTCTTTAAGATTAGCCTCTCATCATTAGAAAGGTCAACATCTTCAAACTTTTTGAAGTTAGCTCTATCAGCCAATTCTAGCGACAAATTTCTATCTGCCTCCGATTGTGACTCATACTGACTACCAGGTTTAGAGAGTCTTAATCGTGTTGCCCTTGATGCTCCAGATACAGTCATCTTCTGCCATTAGGTTGAAGTTCTAGTCGTGGAACGCCCACATTCCAGTTATTTGCTGAGTCAGAGGTACAACGCATCCTAACTGTCCTACCAGTGAATCTAACATTAGTCGGAGCAGCCATCGTATATGGACCATGAGCCGTATCCGAATCTGTTGGATACATTCTAGTATAAAATGTAGACTTTATATCGCCAAGGGCCGACACATCGGGTATCAAGGATGTAGCTGTTAATATCTCATTTCCAACACCAATCTGGATCGGACCTGATTCCACATAGGGGGTGTAAGTTGTTTCATCAACGTCTTCATAAGTACCACCAACCTCATGCTCATAGGGGTTACCAGCCGAGTCGAATAATATTGGGAAGGCAAATATTCCACGGCTGCTCGTAGCCGTCCTGCCGAGACTGCCGATTGACCAGTGATTCTCCAAGTAGTTGTAGGAGACATAGGAGTCTACTTCGGTGCTTGATGTGGACTGATAGAACCACACGACCTCATTAAACAACGAGTTATGCCATCCAACTGTTTTGCTCGCCTGGGCATCTTCCAGTGTAGAATCAACGTGCTCCTGTACATCACAGGGCATTGCCTTGGTCCAGCCGTCGTACATAAAGAAGTTGTTACCAGATCTACCCAACCAATAGGCTGTGTTCTTTGCTACAACCACAGCGTTCATCGATACTGGACCACAATCGTCCCCAACATCATTAAATTGGAACACATAAGGCAATCCAACATAGTCTGCTGTGTGTGCCGAGGTTGTAGTAAGTATTAAGACCTGACCTCGAACATTGATACCACCTAATAACTCTCCATCAGATACAATGATGTGATCACCAGCCAAGTTGGTGCTAGACGCAGTCCAGTCTGTATTATCAGCCCTATCGCTCCAGAAAATTTCACGGGGATTCGCATCAGATAATGAGCCACTACTTGGAACACCACCGAAACACATCTGTATTCTTTGAGGTGTTACCAATGTGGCGATTATACCTTTGGGTGAACCACTAACCTGGGCAGCTACTGTTCCTGTACCAACACTCGTATCCCACTCGTATAGCTTGCCGTCAACTGGTGTACAGCCCGTTAGATTTTCGCCCCACATTGCAAACGACCATATAGTCGCTGGAAGTGGAACACCTAAGTCGGGTCGTGCATCTCCATAAGTGGAACGCCCATATTTCCAGTCACCATATCCGTTATTGGGATCTGCGTCAGTTCGTCCAGCAGTAAACCCTGCTGGGGTAATGTCAGAAAGGGAAGCCGCATCGTCATAGACGTAGAGCTTGCTCGGAGTACCGACTCCCAGCCACCGATTATTATCATTATCCTGCCACGGGATAGCCGTCCTGGGAACTCCAGTTACCGCAGTAGTCGAATAACCCCACGTTCTCCAGCCACCAACGGGACCAATAGCCCCATTAGACCATCGCATAAGGTCAGCATCGTACCACCGACCCTGTGCCTGGTAGACTGTGCCGTTCTTAAACAGACCTGGTTGAAATTGTAAATTAACATACTGCGGTCTAGCCATGTATTCACTCTGTAGTTTCAGCCTCTACAGGCTCTAGTACAAAAAATGGTTCGTCCCCTAAATCGCCTTCTACGATGTTGTTACCAGCCCATCCTGCAGCAGCCATCATCGTGTGTATCTTCTGGTCGAGAGCTTGAGCAGTTTCTTGTATTTGTTTTCGTTCTGCAAATACTTGTCTCCATATCTCGGCCTGTTCTTCTGTTAGTTCTACTTTATTGCTTGGCTTGACGAGCATCTCTGATTCAGCGGTCATGTCTTCTTGTCCTCTTTTAAGTTACGAGTTTCTACTTCTAATATAGTAATTCTTTCTCCATGATCGTCAATTTTTTCATCTAAACGACCAACGATTCTTTCAATTTGTACGATAGACTGTCTGGCTCCATTCAATCCTGCTCTGACCCCACCATATGCTGCCCCTGCTGCTGCTGGGACTGCGAGTAAGGAAATTAATGTAGTCACGGCATCAACTTCCATCTTCAACGTCTTCAGGCTTTTCTGCTTCTATAATTAGCAAGCCATCATCGTCTGTTGTTTTGCTGGCGAGATATGTTGGGTCATCTCTTTCAGCGACTACCATCCAACTAACAGTATCTGTGCTGTCTGTGTCTTCACAACTGATAATCAGTGTTGATCCTGAAACCGATCCCTTGAGTGCCGACCATCCTGTATCATTCTGTAAAAAGACCTGTGGATCACGACACAGTGCTTCCCATGTTCCGTCTGTCATGCCAGCCGATT